ATGCCCAAACCCCTCAATGAGAGATTCCCTGCCGATGCGTGGCAGCCTCGGATGATCTGGCCCGGCCAGCTCGTCGGCTCAAAGGTCGCCTGCGAGCGATACGGCATCGACCGCTCAACGCTCGTGCGCCGTATCCAGACGGGGCAGATTACCCCGCTCGCCCGACTCGACGGCGCGGCCTACGTGTTCGACCTCGGCGACCTCCCGGCGGCGAAAGCATGAGCTGGCAAGCGGCCGAGTGGATGGATGGCCTGCCCTACGACATTGCCAAGCCCCTCGCCACCCGCGTGCTGCTCAAGCTGGCCAACGTGGCCGCCCAGGACGGCTCACGCGCGTGGCGCAACGTCTGGGAGGTCGCCAACGAGCTAGGCGTAGATAAGCGCAGCGTGCAGCGTGCGCTGCGCGAACTGCTGGCCGATGACCTTATCCGCGTAGGCGACCAGCGCGCCGTACACCACATCAGAGCCGACCGCAGGCCCGTGGTTTACGACCTCAATTTCGACTATGAGCGCCTGTACTCGCCGCCCGAGATTCCACTACCCGACGACACCGACGAGGCCCCGGAAAACGGCGCTTCCCACGGGGTGACAGAGTTTTCCACAGGCGGCCACGGGGTGACAAACGGGGTGACAACTGAGGTTCCACTAGGAACTAAGGGAACTAACTACTTAACCAACGACGATCAAAGAAGTTACGTTCCCGAACGTGCGCAGGCGCACGAGGTGGACGGCTCCGCCGACACCCACCAACCCGCTGGCGCGACTGCCGCCGACGCCTGCCCCCGTTGGCTCTACAAGCCCCATTCTTTCCGAGCCGATGGCAAGTGCATCGACTGCCCCGCAGAGCGTGCCGCGTGAGCCGCCGCGAGAGCGCACAGGCCGTGCTGCCCATCCGCCACAGGGCGCGACGCGCGCCGCTGCGCGCCAGCCTCAACCCAGCTACGACAGCGACACAGATGGCCGCTACGTGCGCGCTCGTCGCCCTCGCCGGGGCAATCGCCCTCGGCATCCTCAACCTGACTGGAGCATTCGCATGAAGAAGCCCGCCGTACTCAAATGCCGCTGCGGCTGCCGCCTCTGGTGGGCCACCGCGCCCAGCTCGAACTTGGCCGAGAGCACCGAGACTTTCAGCAGTTGGAACTCGGCCATGGAAGCCGCCCTTGGTGGCCCCCTCGTGAGCGAGCCCACCGCATGAGCGCCGCAGTGCTCCGAGACCTCGCCCGTGACCTCGACGGGACAGCCGATCGCGCGTTCACGCTCGAGGCCGAGGACACCCGCCGCCGCGAGGCAGCTCAGGTGCGGCTCGCGGCCAAGCTGATCGCCGCCGACCCGCTGCTCGCCGCGCACTACGCCGATGCCTGGACGGATGCCGCGCGCCGCCAGATCGCCAAGCACGACGAGGCCGACATGGACGCTGTGCACGCCTCGCGCTCGAGCCGTCAGGCCGATCGAGCTGCCCAGCTCGCAGCCGAGACGCCGCACTACCCGACGAATCACGCCCACGAACGCGACGAGCGGCCGGACTGCCCCGAAACGTTTGCTAACGGCATGCTGAACGGCGCGTGCACCCTCGCGAAGGAGAATCACGCATGAACGACCTGAGCTACATCGATCCGCGCGTAGGCGTGCCCGTCGCGATCGTGCTTTGGCTGCTCGTGCTCGTGACGAAGCGACGCGACACCATCGCGGCTCGCCGTGCGGCCCGTGAGGCGGCGAACCGTGGCTAACCGACTCGCTACCCCGGAGGAAGTGGCCGAGTGGCTGCAGGTGCCCGTGGAGCGCCTGCACAAGCTGCGCAGGGCCAAGCGCGGCCCCCGCGCCATCGTGGAAGGCCGCATGATCCGCTACGCATGGGCCGATGTGCACTCTTGGGTACTCTCGAGCCGCACGGTGAGCCACGATGGCTAGCAAGCGCGGCGGCCGCGCGTCGGCGGCGATGACGGCCCTTGTGCTCGCAACCTACGGCCTGCAGTGCCACCTGCGCCTCAAGGGCTGCACCGGCGTGGCCACCACGAAAGACCACCTCGTGCCGTACTCGCACGGCGGCGAGGACGTGCTCGAGAACTACCGGCCCGCGTGCAGGAGCTGCAACAGCCGCCGACAGAACAAAGTGATGACCGGATACGGCGCATCCGTCGTCGTGCTGATCGGGCCGCCTGCAGGGGGCAAGACCACCTATCTGCTCGAGCACGCCAAGCCCAACGACGTGCAGATCGACATGGACGCCATATGCCGGGCGCTCATGCCGATCGCGCCCACCGCCTCGCACGACTACCCCGAGCATGTGCGCCACATCGGCATCAAGGCCAGGGCGGCCGCAGTACACCACGCCACCCGCCTGCGCGAGCGCGTCACCGTGTGGCTGATCCACGCCATACCCAAGCCCGACGACCTAGCCGACTACAAGCGCATGGGCTGGCAAGTCATCACCGTCGACCCCGGCCGCGAGGTAGTCGAATCGCGCGCCCGCCGCGAACGCCCGGAGCAGATGATGCACCAAGTCGCCCGCTGGTATGCGACCTACGGCGTACCCGTGATCGAGCCCGACGCCCCGCCCGTGGCCCTCACGTCGACGGGCCGCCAATGGTGAGCCAGCTCGAGGCCGATTCTCTAGCCACGACACGGCGGAAGTCCCGCGTCCACCGTCACCCTCTCCCCAAAAAACCCCAGATAAAAAAAGAAAACGGCCCAGAATGACGCTCGACCAAATGGAGCTGCCGGGCCTCGAAAACCCCGCCAGCTCGGCACCAAAATGGGGCGAATTGCCCAAGGGTGCAACCGAGTTGGCCACGATCGAGGCCATTGCCGAGATTGAAGCCGACCACCCCGCGACGGGTGCCCGCAAGGCCATCAAGCAGCTCTGCATTTCCCTCGCCCAGAGCATCGACAAGGGCAACGCCAAGGGCCGCGCGATCGCCAACGAAGCCTCGCAGTTGTTCGTGATGATGCAGCAGCTTGAGCCCGTCGACGCTGCAGGCGATACCCCGACCTATACCCCGAACTCGAACGGCTATTCAATGCACTCGCAGCTCCCGCCCAATTTGACACGCCCCCGGAAAGTCACGGCGCGTAACTACTCCCGAGCCACACACGGGCCCAAGGTCGCCGCGATCGCCGCCGAAATGGGGCAGCCGCTACTGCCATGGCAGCGCTACACCTGCGACGTGGCGCTCGAGGTCGATTCGTTCGGAATCTTCGTCTATTCCACCGTGCTCGTGACCGTGCAACGGCAGGCCGGTAAAACCACCCTCGACCTCGCCGCCGCGATCCAGAACATGACGATGGGCCGGGGCCGCCGAGCTTGGTACACCGCCCAGACCGGCGGCCACGCCACAGAGAAGTTCCTCGAGATGGCCGATGTGTGGGAGGAGTCCAATATCAAGATGCTGGCCAAGCGCCCGCGTCGGTCGAATGGCTCGGCGGCCCTCGAGTTCCTGAACGGGTCGAAGTTCCGCCCGTTCCCCCCGCTGGCCGGTGCACTCGACGGCAAGCAGTCAGACCGCACCACCATGGATGAGCTCTGGATGCACACGGCCATGCAGTACTCGCTGATGCGGCAGAGCTACAACCCAACCCAGACCACCCGGCGCAAGCGCACCGGGCAGCGCCCGCAGAACTGGCTCATGTCCACCGAGGGCACCGTCGAGTCGACCGCGCTCAACATGCTGTTGGCCGAGGCCCGCTCGAGCACGCCAGACCCGCACACCGCGTTTTTCGACTGGGGCATAGCCGAGGACGTCGACCCCACCGACCTGCAGGCCGTCTACGATGCGCACCCCGGCGCGGGCCACCTGTTCGACTTCTCCGACCTGCAGGGGTTCGCGGCGCAGTACGCGGATAGTCCAGGCGAGTTTGCCCGCGCGTTCGGCAACCGCCGGACGGGGGCTACCGAGCGCGTGATTCCCGCCGAGGCGTGGGCATCCGGGCTGTGGCGGGACTCCGAGCCCGAGCCGCCCCTCGGCCCGGTGTGTTTCGGCGCTGCGCACGGCGTCGACGGCATCGACACCACGATTACCGCGACCGAGCTGGCCGGGCTCGGCACCCTCACGAGCGTGGTCGAGCGGGGCCACGCACCGGGCACCACGTGGGCGCTGGATCGCCTCCTCGAGCTGCAGGCCGCATTTCCCGCCGCAGCGTTTGCCATCGACAAGTTCGGCCCGTCTGCCTCGCTGCACGACGCCGCCGAGCGAGCCAAGCTGCGCCTAGTCGACTTCGGCACCGGCGACGTGATTGCCGCGACTCAAAACACGTTCGCCAACCTCACCCGCCCCGGCGGGTCGACGTGGCGCTACAAGGCGCACCCGGCGCTCGAGGAAGCCGCCCAGCTCGCCACCAAGCGCTTCACCGGGGATGGCACTTGGGTGTTCGGCCGCCGGGCCTCGGTGGGGTCGATTAGCGCCCTCGAGGCGGCCAACCTGAGCAGCCACGGCATCCACCATTTGCCCCCGTGATGGCCCTGCAGCTCGGCTAAACGCTGAACGGATGTTCGAGCGTGGCTCAACGCCGGCAGCTGCCCGCGCTCGAAAACCCGTTCTAATCTGCTCGACAGGCGAGCCACCTCGAACGGCACCGAACGGCGGCCAAAGGCACCGAGCGGCAGCCAAACGGCTGCCCCGCTTGGGGCCGCGCCGGGCGCTCGGACATGGTTTCTCTCATGTCGATTTTCAGTGCAGCTCTCAAGTGGGCGGGGTTCTCCACCCTGACCGCAGATGCCGCCGCCGCCACCCTCGAGGGCACCACCCCGCCCCGTCGTGCCGCCGTGCTCACCACAGAGGCCGCGCTGAGCTTGACCGCGTTTTACCGGGGCGTGCAGATCCACGCCACCGCCGCCTGCCAGCTCGGCCTCAAGGTCGAGCGTGACGGCCTCGGCCTGCTGCCCCGCCTGCCCGCCATCATCACCCGGCCCGACCTCGAAGAAACTCGATCCGCGTTCCTCGAGTACACCGTCGTGTCGCTTTACGTCGACGGCAACGCCTTTTGGCTCAGCACGTTCGCCGCAGCGGGAGCCCAGGACTCGAACAAGGTTGTCAACGTCACCGCCCTCGACCCCGCGAGGTGGGCGTGTTCGAGCACCGCGACACCCGCACCGGGAAACTCTCGATCCGCTACCACTGGCGCGGCACCGACTACACGAAGCGCGAAATGCGCCACCTCAAGATGCTGCGCGTGCCCGGGATGCTGCGCGGCCTCGGCCCCGTGCAGGCCGCCCGCCTCACGTTCGAGGGTGCCCTCGAAATGCGCGACTATGGGGCCAAATGGCTCGGTGAGGCGCAGGCCCCTGACGGGGTGCTGACCACCGAGCAGGAGCTAGCCCCGGGGCAGGCCGAGCAGTACCGAAACGTTTGGTATGGCCGCAACGCAGACGGCTCGCCCCGCGAGGGCGCGCTGAACACCTCCGAGCGGCTGCGCGTGCTCGGAAAGGGCCTCAAGTACGAGCCGCTGACTCTCAAGCCCGAAGACGTGCAGTTCCTCGCCACGCAGGAGTTCAACACGCTCGACATTGCCCGCCTGATCGGTGCGCCGCCCTCGCTGCTGCTCGTGGCCGTGTCGGGCAGCTCGCAGTCATATCAGAACGTCGAGCAGGAATGGATCGGGTACACCCGGTTCACCCTGATGAAGCCGCTGCGGGAAATGGAAGAGGCATTCACTGAGCTGCTGCCGCGAGGCCAAACGTGCCGGTTCACGCTCGAGGTGCTGCTGCGCTCCGACACCAAAACCCGCTACGAGGGCCACCGGCTTGCCATCGAAGCCGGGTGGATGGATGCCGACGAGGTGCGCGCCATCGAGGGCCTGCCGCCCCTGACCGACGAGCAGCGCGCCGCCATCGATGCCGCCGCCGCCACCCGCACCCCCACCCCGAGAAAGCAGCCGCGAAATGACCGCCCCCACCCCCGGCCCGATCCAGTTTCAGGCCTTTGCCCCCACCATCACCCTCGAGCGCGAGACGCGCACCATTCGGGGCGATATCACCGCCTACGGGGTGCCCACGACGGACTACCGCAAGATCGTGATCGAGGCCGGGGCGCTGCGCCCCCGCCTGCCCTTGAGCCGCGTCAAGCTGCTCATTGACCACGATCAGCGCCAGCCCGTGGGCTTCCTCGCCGAGCTGGACTCTGACGCCCGCCGGGCCGCATTCAGCGTGCCCGAGGGCGACGAGGGCGACAAGGCCCTCGAGCAGGCCGCCAACGGTCTGCGCGACGGGCTCAGCGTGGGCATCAACGTGCTCGACGAGCCCGGCGCGTACATGTACGACGAGAACACCGGCACGTATCACGTCTACGCCGCCGAGCTGGTCGAGGTGAGCCTGTGCGCGATCCCCGCCTACCAAGACGCCGGGGTTACATCCGTAGCCGCCGCCCGCGCCACCCCCACCCCAAAGGAGAGCAATACCGTGACCGACACCCTTACCCTCGAGCAGGTCGAGCAGAGCCTCGCGGCATCCGTCGAGGGCATCGAGCGCAGCCTCGAGGCGCGCCTCGCCAACTTCACCCCCGCCGCCTCGAGCGGCCCGCAGTTCGCCACGCTTGGCGCGTTCGTGCAGGCCGTCGCCCAGGGCGATTCTGCCGCGCACGAGTTCGCCGCACGCCTCGGCACGACCCTCGCCTACGACGGCTCGACCACCGCCGACGACTACAAGCGCAACGCATGGGTTGCCGACGCAATCGCCCTCGTGGCGCAGCAGCGCAAGGTACTCAGCCTGTTCGGTACGCAGCCGCTCCCGGCCGAGGGCATGACGCTCGAGTACGCCAAGCTCAAGAGCAACACCGTGGCCGTGGGCAAGCAGGCCAAGCAGGGCGACGCCCTCGTAAAGGGCAAGATCGAGCTGAAGACCGCCACCACCGACGTGGAGACGTTCGGCGGCTACACCGAGGCCAGCGTGCAGGTCATCAAGCGCGCCAACACCGCGTACCTCACGACGATGTTCGAGGCCATGGGCATCGAGTACGCCCGGGCCACCGAGCTGGCCGTGCGCGCCGAACTCAAGCGGGTCATCGACGCCCAGAAGCTCGCCACCGACGTGCTCGAGCTGCCGACCGCCGCCACGGTCTACGACTGGCTCGATCTGCTCGTGGATGGCGTCGAGCTGTACGACGACCGTGGTTACACCCTCGCGGGCATGCTCACCTCGAAGGACGTTTTCAAGCGCCTGATGCGCCTCGAGGACACCAACGGCAACAGCCTGATGCACGTGAGCGGGCAGGGCGTTAACCGTGTCGGCTCGATCGAGGTTCCGACGATCAGCGGCAACCTTGCCAGCGTCAAGTTCGAGCTGCTGCCGGGCGCAGAAGCCGGTACGGCATCGTTCTACGCGCAGAAGGGCCTGACTACGTGGGAGGAGCCCGGCGCGCCGTTCCGCCTGCAGCAGCAGAGCGCGATCAACCTGACCGAGGCATTCAGCCTGTACGGCTCGATGGCCGTGGCCTCGCAGTACGAGAACGCCATCGTTCCGATCACGTTCGCCGCCGCGTAATGGCCGCCGAGCCGACGCCCGCCGCGACTGACATTGCTTGGTACGTCGACGCCATCGGGAAAGATGCCGAGTTTGCATCTACCTCGCAGGCCGAGGCCACCGAGCTGGTCAGTAACTTCATGGGGGGTGCATCCAACCCGTTTGGGGTGCCCGCCGTGATCGTGGCGCGCGCCGTGCTCGAGGTTGGTGCTGACCTGTTCTACCGCAAGACCACCCGCAACGGGGTCGTGGGGTTTGGCGACATGGAAGCGCAGCCGTTCCGCCTGAACCGCGACCCGATGGCCGCAGCGTACCCGCTGCTGCGCCCCTACCTCGTGATCGGGCTCTGATGCCCACCCCGCGCCTCGATCAGGCCACCGAGTACCTTGACGCGATCAAGGCGGCCATGCTGGCCGCTGATCTGCCCGACGTGCTCGTGACCCTCGACGCGCTGAAAATACCCTCGGCAGCTCGGCACGGTGTGATCGTCATAACTCCCCCCGCGATCGAGTTTCCGAGCTACACGCAGGCCGAGATCGATTGGGAGCTAGGCCTAGTGGCCGGGCCAGCCACCGACCTCGAACGGGCATGGCGTCAACTCGACGCCATGCTCGACGCCCTCACCACCGCGCAGCTCCCGCTCGAGCGCGCCGACCCGGGCAGCCTGCCGCAGCAGGGTGGCCCCGCGCTGCCCGCGTACACCGTCACCCTGGCCACCCTCACCACCAACATTTAGGAGTCTCCGAATGACCGTCAATGCCCCCGCCATCGGCCCCGGCACCCTCACCATCGGCAGCGAGCTGATGCTCACCGATTTCAGCTCTCAGGCCCGCTCGTGCAAGATCGTGCCGAACGTCGACAAGGGCGAGCCCATCGTCGTGCTCAGCGGCGAAACGGCCCCCGGCGATCGCACCGAGACTTTCACGATGGAGGCCACCCTTCAGGGTGATTTCGGCGTGGAGAGTTCCACCACCGAATGGCTCTGGGAGCACCGTGGAGAGGTGCACGATTTCGTGTACATCCCAAACGCGACGCTCGGCCGCAAGGTCACCGGGCAGCTCGTGGTGGAGGCCATCGAGATTGGCGGGGAGGTCAAGACCAAGCCCACCGCCGACGTCACATTCGACCTTGTGGGCGAGCCCGTCTTCGGCCCCGTCGCCGGTGGCTAACGGCGGGTACGAGGTCGAGGGTGGCCGCCAGCTCCGGGCCACCCTCAAGGCCGCCGGCGACGACCTCGGCGACCTGCGCGAGGCCCATCAGGCGGTGGCCGACATTGTGGCCACCGCCGCCCGGGCCGATGCCCCCGTCATGTTCGGCAGCCTGCGCGACACCATCCGAGGTTCCGGCACCAAGACCGCCGCCATCGTGCGAGCTGGCAACAACAAGAAAAAGAACGGTGTGCCCTATGCCGCCGTCCGTCACTGGGGTTGGTGGCGCAAGCACATCAAGCCCACCCCGTTTATCTCGAGCGCGGCCCAGTCCACTGAGCCCCGCTGGATCGGGATTTACTCGCAGGCGCTCGATCGCAGCCTTGCCAAAATCAAAGGAAAGTAACCGTGTCTCAGAAGATCAGTTCCCCCATCGTTACCGTGCTCGTGGAGGCCCCCGGCACCGACGAGCTCACGAGCTACACAGTGCAGACCGACAACCGCGACATGGTGCAGTGGGACGTGATCCGGGCGCGCAAGTCGTGGCCCGCCATGAGCGACGCCCCGATTCTCAGCTTCACGGTGATCGCATGGAACGCGCTGCGCCGCAGCGGCGCGATCGCCACGCAGGGCCTCGATGACTTCATGGCCAAGTGCGTCGACGTGTACGCCAGCGACGCCGACGGGGTGCGCCAGACCCGCGAGGAGGTCGAGGGGTCGGCCCCGGTTGACCCTACCCTGCCGGTTCCCGATCCCGGCTACTAATCCAGATCGGGCTGCGCACCCGCCAACCGATCGCGTGGCTGATGCACGAGGCCGACGACGCGACCATTTCAACCCTGCTCGAGGAACTTGAGCTAGAGCACGAGAGGAACACCCGCAAGTGAGCAAGACAGCCATTCTCTCGGTGCGTGTGCTGGCCGATACCAAGGACGCCCGCAAGGGGCTCGAGGACACCTCGAGCGGGGTTGAGAAGTTCCAGAAGAAGCTGGACGGCCTCACCCCCGCCGCCGGTATCGCCCTGGGGGCATCGGCCTGCTGGCCAAGAAAGCATCTGACGCGGCATCCGAGCTGCAGCAGAACGGCGGCGCGGCGGAATCCGTGTTCAAGGGCTACGCGAAGGAGGTAAACGGGTACGCCCGCGACGCCGCCAAGAACGTTGGCATGGCGAAGTCCGACTACCTCGGCATGGCCTCGACCCTCGGCGCGCAGCTCAAGAATATGGGCATCCCAATGGAGAGCGTGGCCAAGCAGACCGACGACCTTGTCGGGCTCGGTGCTGACCTCGCGGCGACGTTCGGCGGCACCACCGCCGACGCCGTGGGGGCACTCGGTTCGCTGCTACGCGGAGAGTCCAACCCGATCGAGCGCTACGGTGTGTCGATCAACGCGGCGGCCATCAAGGCGCGCATGGCCGCCGATGGTCTCGGCGACCTCAGCGGCGAAGCTGAGACAGCCGCCAAGACGCAGACCATTCTCAAGATTCTGGCCGAGCAGACCGCCGACAGCGTGGGCCAGTTCGGGCGCGAGGCAGACACCGCCGCCGGGCGCACCCAGATCGCCGACGCCAAGTGGGGCGACGCCGCCGCGACCCTCGGTGAGGTGCTGCTGCCCATCATCGTGCTGGCGGGCACCGCCCTCGGCGACATGGCCGGGTGGATGAGCGAGAACAGCACCACCGCCACCATTCTTATCGGCATCGTGGCCGGGCTCGCCGCTGGCGTGCTCGTGCTGAACGGGGCCGCCAGAACCTACCTCGCCGCGCAGGCGCTGCTCAATAGCGCGTTCGCCGTGGGCACCGTGGCCAAGGTCAAAGACCTCGCCGCCACCGTGGCTCTCAAAGCCATGTACGCCGTCGACATGGTTAAGGCCCTCGGCTGGTTCCTCGTGCAGAAGGGCCTCGAGCTGACCGCGTGGGGCGCCAGCCTGATCGCCAAGGGCAAAGACCTCGCCATCAGCCTGCTGCTGAACGCCATGTATGGGGTTGATATGGTCAAGGCCCTCGGCCTGTTCCTGCTGCAGAAGGGCCTCGAGCTGGCCGCCTGGACTGCAGGCACCGCGGCTAAGGTCAAGGACACCGCTGCCAACGTATTGAGCAAGACCGCGATCGTGGCGGGCACCGTGGCCATGGGCGTGGCAACCGCCGCCCAGTGGGCATGGAATGTCGCCATGACGGCCAACCCCATCGGCCTGATTATTGCCGCCATCGTGGCGCTTATCGCCGTAATCGTGCTGATCGTGGTCAACTTCAAGACCATCAGCCGGGTGGCCGGTGAGGTCTGGCAGAACGTAATCAACTGGGTCAAGGCCGCCATTCAGTGGCTCGGCCTCGGCCCCACGGTCAAGGCCATCGGTGACTGGTTCCAGTGGCTCGGGGCCTCGGCCGCCGGGGTGTGGAACTGGATTATCGGCGGCATCAAGAATGTGGCGTCATGGCTGACGAACGGAATCGTCAACACGCTCAGTGCGGTGGGCTCGTGGTTCAACTGGCTCGGCGCGACCGCCGCCGGAGTCTGGTCGTGGGTGACGAGCGGCATTGACGGCATCATCGGGGCACTCTCCACGGCCATCGATTGGGTGCGCTCATTCGCCAGCTCGATCGCCGATGGCGTGGGCGGCTGGATCTCGAACATTTTCGGGTGGGGCGGCGCTGACCTCACCATGTCTGTGATGCACGCGGCGCTCGGCGTCGACGCATCCGGCGGCCCGGACGGCACAGGCGGATGGCCCACATGGGCCGCCAGCTCGAGCAGCTCGACTACCTCGAGCGCCACCACGATCGACGTCAAGGTGTCGGGCACCGATCAGCCCACCAAGACCGCATCCAAGATTGTCGAAGCTCTTGACGAGTATTTCCGCCGCAATGGCCAGCTTCCTGCCGGAGGTGTGTCGTGGCAACCGTGAGAGAGCTTCAGCGCCCCCGAGTGCTGATCGACGGGGCCGAGGTGCCCTCGAGCTGGACGGGCCATGACCGGGTGGGCCTCGAGGCGCTGGCCATCAAGTGGGGCCGCGCCAAGCTCTACGACAAGCCCAAGCCGTCGATTCTGACCATGACTGTTATCGACCCGGTGGGCCGGTGGGCGGCGAGCATTGCCGCAGCGGCCCCGGAGATTATCGTGCACACCTCGAGCGACGTCGGCCTACCCGAGCCCGTGCAGCTCGTGCACTTCCGAGGCGTAGTCGAATCCGTCACCATCGAGCCCGTCACGCTGCAGCACCCCACCGATGGCACCCCCATGGCCGTGTGGCGCGCCGAGATTACCGCTGTCGACCCGCTCGCCGCCCTCGCCGGGGCGCGCCCTGCAGGCCCCTACTGGGACACTGCTGCAGGCGCGTTCGGCGTCTGGGGCAACGCCAACATGACGGTTCGGTTCGACCACCTCCGCGCCGCCGGAATGCTCGCCCTCGCCCCGAACGTCTGGCAGCCGCCGGGCGACCTCGTGATGGGCGGGCACAGCTCGGGCACGAGCCTGCTCGACCTGCTCGACGCCGCCTATTCGACGGTGGCCCCGTTCGCACGGGCGCAGTACGACCCGAACGACGCCACCGCCGGGCTCGACATGCACGGCCTGCCCGCTGGCATGGTTCGCCCTGGGGGGCTCGCAGCCACCGCCGGGCTGCGCCTCGAGCTACACCTCGAGGAATGGCAGATGGGCACCGAGAACATCAATTCGACCGTGATCGACGCCGGGCTCGTGGAGATGCCTGCGAGCCAGACCGTGCAGGCCGGGGCCGCCGAGTCGATCGACATTGTGCGCCACGTCTACAAGAACCTCGCCACCGATGCGCCCGCCGATGGCTTTGCCCGCTCGGTTTCGGCATCCAAGGCAGTGGCCGGACGTGCGAGCAAGACCGAGCGCACGCTCGAGTATTCGACCGACCTAATGCACGGCATCGGCGGGGCTGCCCCGGCGGTGGCGCTGCTGGCTGATCTGGCGACGCTGGTAGGCCAAATGAATGGGCGTATGACCCCGCCCACCGTTCGGCTCTCAGAGCGCCGCCTGCGCCCTGCAGCCCCCACATTCGACGCCCAGCTGGGCGCGTATTGGGCGGCCCTGTTCGTGCCTGCCACCGCGCCCCGCGCGTACTACTTCCCGGGCAACCGCTACGCCCGCCTCGGCACGATGCCCGCCGGATACCAAATCATCGGCGGCGAAATCGTGTTCGGCCCGAACGGTTGGCACGTCGACGCCGACCTCGCCCCAGCCCGCTTCACGAGCGTGCCGATCAAGGTGGGCGAGCTGGTTGTCGCGTGGAGTGGCCCCGTGCTGCCTTACAACCGTTTTGACCCCACCATTCGGCTCGCCGATTTCCAGTACATCACCAAGCACTAAGGACACCACCATGGGCAAGCTCAAAACGCCGATTTACGGCATTACCTACCCCGATGGCGATGCGCCGATGTTCGAGCTGCCTGCCGACCTCGCCACCCTCGCCCAGACCATCGAGGACGCGCTTTCTATGGCCGCCGTACCCCCGCGGCTGGCCATCAGCAACGTGGGCTCGACCGTCGCAAGTATCCCGATCGCCCCGGCTGCAGCGCTCGAGCTGCCCAACATTCGCATTGCGTTCAAGCTGAACGCGCCCACGAAAATGGCGTTCGGGTGGGGCGGCATGCTCAAGGCCTCCGCCGCCGCATCGACGGGCGTAAACGTGAATCTCCTGCTCGATGGCGTGCTCATCCAGAGCTATTGGGTGCAGTGCCCTGGTACCGACTTTCAGACGTGGAATCGGCGCGCCGCTAACCGGGTAGTTCCTGCAGGCGATCACACTCTGACGCTCTCGGTTCAGTCCGGCGCGGGCACCACTACTCACCGCGTCGAGGGGTTTTATGTCGAGGGGTTCGCGGTTATCTAATGCCCACCCGTCTGCGCCCGTTCCCGGCCCGCCGTATCAGCTCCCCATACGGGTGGCGCTGCAGGCCGGGCAGCACCACCAAGAGCTTTCACCTCGGCACCGATTACCAAGTTCCCGGCGGCACCGCCGTGCGCGCCTGCGAGGCGGGCACCGTGTCCGATGTGCGCTACGACGCCGCCAGCGGGCACACGATCACGATCTTGCACGCGGGGGGCTGGTCGACCAAGTACCACCACCTGCGCCATGAGGCATCCGTGGCCGTGGGCCAGCCCGTCGACGCCGGGCAGGTCATTGGCTATGTGGGCCACACCGGCACCGCCGCTCACGGCGACCACCTGCACTTAGAAGCGTGGCGGAATGGCCGCCATGCCGATCCTGAAACCTATTTTGAGGAAGTAGATACACCATGACCACCCGACAGAGTTTCATTCTCACCGCGCAGCTCACCCTCGGCGCGCCCTCGCCGCTGAACACCTGCGTGAGTCAGGGCGTGGCCGCGTGGGCGGCTGCAGCCGGTCTGCCCTACCCTGACCGCGCATTCAGTGCGGAGGACGTGGCCGCAGCGCTCGGCACCAACTACGGCGGCCCGAAGCGCACCACCGCGCACGTCACCGCGATCGCCACCGCTGCCCGCCTCGGCCTCGACGGCTACCGCTGGATCGCCGCAGCGGATGCCCGCCCCGGCGACTGGCTCGTGTGGCCGGACTACGACCACATCACCGTCCTGTTTGACGGCCCCGAGCACGCGCTGCGCTCGATCGGGGCGGGCGGCCCCACCGGGATCGTCAACTACCAACCCCAGGGCGGCGGCGGCAACCCCGCCAGCTACTTCCTCGGCGCGATCCGGCCCCCGTTCGCCGCCGACCCGGCCCCGGCCCCGGCCCCCACCGAGCTGCCCCGCACGAGCACCGAGGAGGATGGCCAGCCCGGTTCCGTCTTCTACGCCCGCCTGCAGCTCTGGGGCGCGCTGTACGGCGGCTATGAGGGGCCGATCGACGGCGACATGGGGGCCAACTCGTGGGCCGCTGTGCAGGTCAACCTCGCCCGCGAATCGGGCTACACCGGCCCGCTGGACGGCGCACCCGGTGCCAACACCTACAAGGCCATGCAGCGGTGGGCGGCCCGCTACGGCTACACCGGCCCCGTCGACGGCGACCTCGGCCCGAACAGCTACCGGGCGATCGCCCGCGCGCTGAACACCCTGTGACATGGATTCTGCAATCACGATCATCGTGGCCTTGATCGCCGTATCCGGCGGGTGGGCTGCAGCCCGGTTCGGGCGTGTGTCGCGTTTAGAGAAGCGCATCACGCAGCTCGAGGCGCGCGAACGCCGCATGTGGGTGTACTGCCGGACGCTCATTGACCACGGCTACCGCCACGGCGACGGAACGCCCATGCCGCCGCCCCCTGAAGACCTGTACGGAGAGGACACCACCCCATGAGCCACGCAGCCCCAGACAAGACCGCCCCCGATCTGCTCGGCCTGACCGGGCGGCGCGTGCTCTACGCGCTCTCGATCCTCGGCGCGGTGGCCGCCCCATTCGTGGCGGTGGGTGCCCCGGAGTGGGCCCCCGCCGTCGTGACTGCCACGGGCGTGCTCACCGTGGCTGCAGGCGGCGCGGCGCTGGCCAACCCCTCGAGAGTGCCGCGCACCTCGAGGCGAGCCAAGTAGAGGAAACATACAACGCGATCGCGAAGCCGGCTGCCGAGCTCGCGCCGCCGGCGCCAGGTCGTTAATGGGACACCTACAACGAAATGCGCGCCCCGTGCATCGAAACCACAAGGCCGCTCGGATCACTCCGAGCGGCCTTGTAGGTTTCCCATTAAACGTCAGGTGTAGGGATCGGGCTAGCCCTGCTCGAGGCACGCCTTTGCCTCGGTCACGCCATCCTCTCTCACGTCAAGTTTCTCGCCGTTGATCTCGCTAGGCCATTGGGTGAACTGCTGCGCCAAGCCGTCGACAGCGAGAACGGTAGTCGCGCCGTCCTCGAGCGAGCCAACCGCCCACGCGCCGACTTGGTTGTCGTTTCCGGGCACCTCGAACTCCATGGCCACGATGTACGCGTCATCGAAAGACGCCGACGCGACCGCACCCCCAGCCACGGGGGTGAGGGCATCACCGCTAGAGCCCAGCGCGATGCGCTCGAGCAGATCGGCGGGCACCGTCTGGCATTCGCGCCCGTCACCACCGGATGCGGAGCAACCGGCGAGCGAGGCGGCGAGCAGGACGGCCGAGGCGGCGGAGAGCATGAATCTATTCACGCAATCGACCATATCGGTTTGGTGCCCCCGGCCGGACTCGAACCGGCAACCTACGGATTAGAAGGCCGTTGCTCTATCCATTGAGCTACAGGGGCAACCGCACAAGGCTACTACGCCGCACGCCTGCGCCCCGAACTCGTCGGCACTTTGACCAGCGGCAGCACGTTCTGCGCTTCCTCCAGCAGGCGCTCTGAAACGAGCTGATAGGCCGCGATCGACTGCAAGTCACTGTGCCTGAGCAGGGCCGCCGCCGTTGTCGTGGGTACGCCGCCCTCGAGCAGCGCCGTGCCCTGCCAGACGCGCAGTTGGTGCGGGCGGTGGCCGACGATGCCCGCGCGCTTGAGCGCCTTGCTCAGCACGTTAGACACGTTCTTGCGCCCAACGTGCCCCGCGTTCGTGGGCGAGGGGAAGAACACGCCCGCCCGAGGGTACTTCTGGATCTCATCCCAGACGAGCGGGTGAATGGGCCGCCAGACCTCGCGCCCGCCCTTGCCGTCTTTGGACAGAATCCGCTTGCGCCGCCAGTCGACTGTTTCGCCCGCGACGGCGGCTATCTCGACGCAGCGGAAGCCCTGATAGGCGTAGAGCAGCACATAGAGCCGCGTCTTTCCGTAGATGCCGGAGTGCAGCAGTTGCTCGATGTCGGCGGTGCGCAGCGGGTTGGGGTCTTGCTTGGGTACCCGGACGCGCGGCAGCCGCGCGCCGGGGTTGTCTGCCCGGAATCCCTCGTCTTGCATCCACGTGAAGAAGGTGTGAAAGAACGACTTGTAATTCTGCTTGGTCTTGGCCGCGAGGGGGCGGCCCAGATCGCCAATCAGGTCGTGCCGGGTGATCGTGTCCAGGGTGCGCTCAGTGCGTGCCAGCAGCGCTCGAACGAGTATCTCGCGCTCTCGGATCGTCGCGGCAGAGCAGCCTTGCGCGGCTTGATATTGGGCGTAGTAGCGGATGTAGTCAGCGTCGATCAT